CTACACCGCCGCCTACACCGCCGATATCTCCGAAAACGGACGCCCCTTCGCCCTGAAATATCCGAGTCGGACTTGTTAGAGGGCCCGAATAACTCGAGGGCTCCAGGCTAATTTGACCGCCGTTCGCGAACCTTCTCGGCGCGTCCAACTGATCCAAATACGAACCTATGCCGCCAACCGCGCCGCCATCTTCAAACTTAAAAGCCTTGTTTAAATAAAACCCGCCCTCACCCGTTCTGGGATCATAAGAGCCGCTTGCACTGAAGCCTCCCGGAGACGCATATCGACCCTCAATCGGCCCCCGCTCAATGCCGTCCGTGCCAAATTCTATGTTTTCCGGGGCCCCCTGTGCCCGTAATTCGTCACCGAACTCAACTTCGCCACTGAGGTAATTCAACGGAACACCCGCTGTGAACCTATGGCCGTCCGGACCCACAACCGTTGCGCCAAACTTACCACTACCGCCACTTTGACTAACCGTGAAACCGTCTCTCGGGCTCTCACGCCCAGAAAAACCCTCCGCAAACATCTCTGGTGTAACACTAAAACCGGCTAAACCCGGAATCCCCACCGAAAAACCACGGTCCGTGGGCCGAGGAGCACCAGCACCTAAATCTACACGGCTACCACCCCCTTCGATCACTTCGTCAATTTCCGAGTCTTGTAATCGGTATCGGTCCATTAGACAAAAACCCTTAATAATACGCACGCACCTTAACAGATGTTGCGTCGTCTTCCCAGTCGTCCACCGGCAACTGAATAAAGTTACCCTGACGATACCGCATTAAAGCCTGCGTCATACTATCAACCAAGTCATCATACTCCCCATTGGGAAATGCCGCCACCTCCTCAATCATCTCATCCGCCCAAGTCTCGTCCGGGACCCAAACCATGCCCGCCTCAAACAACGGACTTACACTGTGTACTCGCGAAACCTTGTCATTACCCCTGCTAGGCGTGAAATTTACTACCGGAATGCCCATGTTCCGCAACTCCTGCGTTAACGGCAAACCACTCGCCTTAGCCTCAATGATAACCGTGTCCGGCTCCCAAAACCTATACAAATCTAATGCCTCTTTTTTTAAATCCGGGAAATCCCAACGGCCCTTCTTACTGTCTAACAATATTAAATTGGGACCACTCCCACCCTCATTCGGATAAAATACACCCCACGTCGTTATCGCACTGTAATCCGAAGTCTCACGCTTACTGAAAGCCGTGTCGTAACTCTGTATGACATACTCTAACTGCGGAACACGCTCCTTATCCCAACGCTTCCACCACTCCCGTGGAATGATCGCATTCTCCTCACCCGTCGGATTCTGCTGATACTGAGCATTCCACTTGCTCGGAGGTATTGATGCGCGGACCGCGGTTAAATCTTCTAAACTCCAATACTCCGGCCAACACGGAGAACCATCCTCAAATATCGCCGGTAACTCAACAATCTCCCACTGGTCCGCTAAAGGGTCCTTCGCCATCGCACGAACTAATTGACCCGTCATGTCCTTCTCAGACCAACGCGTCTGAACCAAAACTATGCTGCCCCCAGGCTGTAAACGCTGACGAGGACCACCCGTATACCACTCCCAAGCATCCTCAAAACCAGCATTCGACATAGCCGTCTGCTCTGAATGCGGATCGTCAATAATTACTAAATCACCACCGCGACCCGCCAAGTTCGAACCCACACCAACCGCATAATACATCCCGCCAGATGACGTGTCCCAACGACCCGACGCCTTGCTGTCCGATGCTAACTTAACCTTCGGGAAAATCTCCTTGTACTCGTCACTCTCAATCAAATTCTTCGTCTTACGACCAAAATTTACAGCCAACTCCGTCGTGTGCGTCGCCTGAATGATCTTCATTCGCGGACTGCGGCCCATCATCCACGCCGGAAACAAAAAAGACGCAAACTCACTCTTCGTGTGCCGCGGAGCCATGTTAATAATTAAACGCTTTAAATCACCGCTCGCTACCCGCTCCAACTTCTCCGCTATAATCTTATGATGACGGCCAGCAATAAATTCAGGCCAAACCGTCTTCACAAAACTTAAAAAATTATCTCGACAAGCTTCATTCTGCTCAAGCTGCGCGAGCCTCAGACGAAGCTTCAATTCTTTCTCATCTAAGGCCGCGGACCGCGGTGCTTTCATGGGGGCCCCCAAAGTTATTTATATGCGATTAGTACCTTATAATAGTACACCATATCATTTTTCATGGGAATATTTGTGAGAAACATGGCCCTAGCACCCGCTGGTCGGCCCAGGGGGCCGCGCGCCGTGGGCGGGCGCCCATGTCATGGGATGGTAGCAGAATGACCCGATATCCGGGGGACCCTGGGGAACATCGGGCAGGGCAGATCGGGCCGCCGGATGACGGGCCGGGGGAACATCGGCAGGGCAGATCGGGCCGCCGGATGACGGGCCGGAGAACATCGGCAGGGCAGACAACGACGCGCAGCCGACGTCAAAATGATGCGGGACGTGGTCAAAAGGGTGCTCTCTGGTCGATCTGGTGGTCGATTGCCGGGCAATCCTACGCTGAGATTGACCAGAGAACACAAAAAAACCCCGCCGGGGATCGCCCGGCGGGGTTTTGACGTCGGCTGCGCGTCGACTAGTCGTCGATTGCGGGTGCCCAATCGGCTAGATCGTCCGCCAGATCGTTCTCGAGATCTCGAGAGGCGCGACGCTCGCGGATCTCGTTCAGCGACAGCTCGAGATCGCTTTCCATGTTCTCCAGCCCGCGCTCGAGCTGGCGGACTAGATCATTCGCGCGGTGCACCGGCACCTGGTCGCGGCGATCCTTACCAGTGGCCGCGCGGCCATGCATTACGTCCAACAGATCAGACATATCCGCGGCGTTCATAAGAAAATGCGCGCCGTCATCGAGTATATATTGGAACTTCATCGTTGTTTTCCCTGATTACGGCGCAGGCGGAATGCCCGCGCCTGATAATGTTATAACCGGATAACAAGCGCGGCGTCAATCGGCCCCAAGATCCCCTGCGACGTGATGGCGCAAGATAGAGCCAGGCGGTAACCGGCGCGCGAACTTTCGCACGGCCTGGGCGTCGCTTTCCTCCTGCCCGGCCTGGGCGGTCGCATTCCAATGGATGCGGCAATTGCCAGCGTCGGCATAGCATCCGCCCGGATCATCGGAGCCAGCGGCAGCGGCGCGCTTGCCCGGCCCGTGCGCCGTGAACCCTATAACAAAATCACGGCCCAGGCGCGAGCATAGCGGCTCGCCGTTCCCGCAATCGGAACAGCTAAACCCCTTGGCAAGTTCCGCCGGGCAGCGCACGACCGGAACGCCCGCCGGAGTGACGGCATTGCGACCGCTATCGCCCCAAGCGTCGGGGCTCATTACCGTGACAGCCGGAACGCCCGCCGCGTGCGCAGCGTCGGCATCGGCTAACGTGTCCGCGCTGTAATTAATAACAGTGCGACCGGCGCGCAATTCGCCCGCCCATTCGGCAAATGGAAAATGGCTATACGTAAACGCGACGCCGCGACGCGGTACAGAGTCAAGGATGGCGGCCAGATAATCAGCGTCGACGGCCCCCGCACCCTTGCCTGTTGGATTAAGTGCGCACGTTGCCGGGCAGGTTCCGAACCTATCACCGGCACCGGCGCGGTATGTTACGGCGCACCCGGCGGTTTTTGTTGAGCGGCTAACGGCTACGGTTTTGAGCATGTTCGAACTCCCCTAGCGCTGCTGAATTGCGGCGCTTATGTAATTTTATAGAATATTATGCGATAACTTGCAAGAAAATAATAAACCGGCAGGGGCGGGCCGTGGGGCCGTATGCGATAGCGCCGGGCAACGGGAGCCGGGCAGGGGCCGGGATGGGCCGCCCTGGCGCTGCGCAGCGGCGGGCCGGTACGTTTGAAGCGCGGCCCAGGGGACAGGGGCGGGCTTGGTTAACTCTTAAACAAAAACGCCCGCCAAGCACTAGGCCGGGCGGGCGTATTGTGAGGCGCTGCGCAGCGCCTAGGCGATCAGGCCGGTGAGATTGTTAGCGCCCTGCCGTATCGCCACGACGGCATCAGCCCGGCTGATGCGACGATGCGAACGCGACCCGCGACCCATGCCTTGGTCAGCGAGCTTGTCACACAAATCGTCGATGGTGTCGCGCGAGCCCATGACAATTGAGCTGCAAGACAATACGTCCTCAGCGTACTGCATCAGGTCGCTTCGACCCACAAAGGAAGCGACGGTGTCGCGGGTCCATCCACCCGCTTCGGTGGTTAGAATGTAGATGTCCCGCATGTTACCACGCCCCCAAGCGTTCCAGCGCGACGCGGTCGCGATCCAGACCTCGAGCGTCTTTGCCCTCGAGCGCTTTGTCAATGGCGCTGAAAATTGCGAGCTGTCGCTCGCTAAACATAACTAGCGCGCCGACTGAACACTTGTGCGGGTTAGAGTGCAGCGCCATCGCCTGCCACGCCGCTGCGCCGTCGGTTCCAGATTTCGGGCAGGCTTTTTTCAGACTACCCTGGTGCGCGCCTCTACTGACCGACGCGTCTTCTAACGCCGCTATGCAGATTTTCTTTAATTGATTGCTGTCCATGACTTAGCTCCCTTTGTCAGCCGCCCAAAAGCGGACGACCTACGCGGGTTATCGCATAGGTCGTCCGTTCCGGTCAAACAGTTTTTTAGAAAATTAGGCGGCTACCTTATCCAGCAACGCGCCAGCCTTGCGTTCCACCATAATGCGGTCGTCCTGGTGCGGAACGTCGCGGGCGATGGCGGTTATAGCCTGCGCCGCATCCCAAACAGTTTCGACCGGGCGGCCTTCCTCTTCAAGGTGCCGGGCGTTAGCGGCCCGCGCCATGCGGGCGGACAATCCGGCCCGCTTGGTTAGAAACGACAGGCGGCTGTCGTCATCATGTGCGACCTTGGCGGCCTTGGCGGCCTGGACGCCTTCAATAAACGTCGCCGTTTCGCCATGCGCAAAACTACGCAGCGCCGGGGCCGCCTCGCCCGCGAACCGGTCCGGCGCGAATTTCGTGTGCCGGATTTTAATCTCTGAGAAATTTTCGACACCCCAGAGGCACCGATTCATGCAAACGCCGCGCAGGTACATGGCAGCAATCCCTGCCGTTTTGCTTCCGGTCTCGCTGTTCCAGGCGTAAAAACCGCGGAACATTAAATCCGGTTCGCCGTTCGGAAGCGTGCCGACCTCAATCGGGTTGCGATCATCGACCAAAAAGGCAAACACGTCGCGGTCGCTGGCGAACAACGTCGTGGTCTCCAACGTAACCGGCACGTCCGGGTCGTACACGGCCATGCCGTCGCGGCTGCCGGTCATCATGCCGGGAACTTTCCAGCGCCCGCCGCTATCGTCAACCAACTGTTTGATTGGCTCGAGAATTTCCCAATCAAAAATCCGGCCATAATCAGGGCCGGTTGCGGCCCGCAGCTCGCCTCTTTCCGTTTGGCTACCGTACACCTTAACGATCTCGCGGTTGCGATTATACCGCAGACCCCATTGGATACAGTCGGCGGCCAGCGGTGCGGGCAGGTCCCGCAAATATCCCGCAGGCGCGCCGGATAAAGATGCGAGCTGACCGAACGACCAATTCGTCGGGGCGTTCTGATGCTCGCCATTAGCGTCATCACGGTATTCAATAGTGATTTCGCCTGCCGTCGGGCTGCCTTCGTTAACGTCGCCAAGCACTTGCATCTTGTGAGTGTCAACGATGCGGCTAGTCATTCGACTAGCATCGACTTTTTTAAACGCCAGCATATCGTCCAGCGACAGAAACTTCTGATCGTCTGGGCGGCTGAACCACTGGCTGCTAACCTGCCCGTTGCCAATGCCATGCTGGAATGCGTTCGTAACGTACGTCATGTTATTCTCCCTGTGTCAGCCGTTCAAAACAAACGGCCTATGCGGGTTCTCGCATAGGCCGTTCTGGCAGTCAACATGTTTTTTTAGAAAATTATCTTCGTCGTCGGGGCCTGCGCCGTTTCTGCACCATCCGCTCCGCACGCTCCATTGTTTCTGCGCCGTACATCAGTCGTGAAATCCAATTGAACAAAAAGAACATTTCTAATACCACCCCCGCCGAACACGTTCGCTGTCCATCAAAAGCGCGTCATGTTCAATGCGCTCGGTCCGACGTCTGTCAAATTTAGAAAACGCGAGGTCAATAGTGGCCGCTAATTCTTCGCTCTCGTCCATCCACTCGTCGTGGCTGTCCCAAATCTTTATGAAATCAGCCTCGGTTTCAGCCTTTTCAGCAATACGCTGCGCCTCGCTATCGCTAATGTTAAACCGGGCGGTATAATTCTGTATCTCGTGCAAATTCATGGTCAGTCCTCCATCGACGCAATGGCCAAATCGCGGGCTAGGTCCCGCATTTTGGAGACGGCCTCAAACATTTCATGCGCAATTTCCAGATCGTGCGCCCGGCTTAAATTAGGCGAGTGCCTGCTCTGGTAGTTCCTGCCGTGAAACGGGGTTCCTACCAGATATCGCAGCGCCGTCTCCATTTCTTCGGCAGCGTTAGAAATTAGCGCGCTGGTCGCAGCAAAATCCTTAGCGTCGTTCCCGTTCAGGTGCGGTCTCGCACATATCGTCATGTCGTATCTCCCTTGGTTATGACGCAACAGTCATACGCGACTATATGGGAGCAATCAACCCTAAAATCATATTCCAATCAATTTCTTCTGATCCCAGGTACAACGGCTCAACCGCCATGCCCTCTAATTTCAGGTCGGAGGCTTTCGATCCCGGATACAAACGCACTTCCTGGGGCTTGGTTTTCGTCGCGACTTTCAGCACCAAAACCCAGACGCTGGCCTTTAACTTCGCATGTCGGTGGAGCCACGCGACCTGATGGGGCCGTAAATCGACTGCGCGGCCCGCTGTGGCCTTTAGTTCGACGAAATGGAACTTACCCTGCTCGTCGCATAGCATGACGTCTGGGACGCCCGGCAGCGCCCAAGACTCAAGACGGGTCGCCGTCAGGTTCCGGTTCGTCGTCGCCATCCCCGCTTTCATCGTTCTCCAGAACCCGCTCTCCCTGTTCGCTGCCGTCGTCGGGATCGCTCGTTCTTTCGGGAGTAATGTCGATAGTGACCTCGCCATTGGACTGCTTTAGCTCCTCTAGGGCTCGCATGACTTCATCCTTCGACATACTGTCGATGCTGCCATGACGGACTTCGGATTTGGAAACATAAATATCCCCCTGCGCCTGCCCTCGTCGGTACTCGGCCTGGACGGCAGCAGAGTATGCCCCGTTCTGCAAAGCCACGTCCCTGATCTTTTGCAGGTCGCGCAGATGCCGCTGGTACGTCACGCCATACTTCTCGTCCAGCTCTTGGCGGTATGCTTGGATCGCTGCGCAGACGTGCGGGCTATGATCCGGATTTGTCAGCTCATATGCACGGGTGTGTGCAGAGCCTGCCGTATACCCCGCGTTGATGGCGGCCTCGCGGAGTGTGATCTGGCCATCCTTTGCGACCAGCTCTTTTACAAACAATTCCTGCCTTCGGGTCAGAGGCGTGTTTACCGATACGCCCGGACGCCCTACCTCGCCCTGCCCAATCTTTTGCTTGTTCTTACCGCGCCAAGTGATCTTGTCTGACCGTGCCGTCATTCGTAACCCTTTCTGTCGTATGCGATTGTACCCATAAACCGCCTTTATATACAATCCATTTCTGAAATCATTTTTTTTTTAAAAACCATTTACCCCCCCATTGAGGCAATTCTGCAAGTTACATAAACCCCGGTTCCGGCACTTTTTTAAAAACGACTTTGTGTGCCTACTTAACCCTATATATATAAAGGGTTTTTAACCGAAAGTTACACGGTTACACCGGTTACGGCTATTTTGACCAAATATTTTATTTTTATTTCTGGAGAATAAATCACTATATAGGCCGAAAAAAGAAACCCCGGACCGTGAGCCGCGACCCGTGAGCCGCGATCCCCGATCCGGGGTTAGTGTTATAGTGCCCAATACCCGTAGACGCATCGGCTGCCACCGCGGCTAGGATCGTGTGTATCGTGTATTGTGCCTTCTATGACGGCGCAGACGTGTTTGCTAACGTTGCAAATAATTCGTCCACCCGGCAGCTCGTCCGCTTTCAGGTGGACTTGGCACCCGCTGCCGATTTGCATCGTGGGCGTCCACCGGAATCCCAGTTCCCGCATGTAGTCCTTGAACCATTTCCGCTTGGTATAGATACCGTTGCGGGCGGATCGGGACTGCTTGACCGTGCGTTTCGACTTACGCTGCGACGCATTGCCTTCGGCCAGTCGGTCGTAGACTTCTTGGTATGGAAGGTCTGCGGCGATGGCGATGGCTCGGCAGACGCAGTCGCCTGCGTTGCCTTTGTATCCGGCAGCCGCGCGGCCGCCGTCATTAAATTCGAAGTTCATCGAATTTCTCCCTGATTTAATTGTCCAAAAACAATCAAGCGCACCGCGCCTGATATAAGCATTATATCAGAAAGTCGCATACGGGTCAAATATTAAATTTTAGGGAATTAGGCCGTGAGCCGCGACCCCCCACCCGTGGTGTGTACCTAGTGCACTAAAATCCGGAAAGTTTAATCATAGAGATTAGTCAGAAGTTTTTAAGAAAGTTTCTGACACTTTCACTACACTCACGCTTAGGTGTCCTAGGTGTCCTAGGTGTCCTAGCAAATCACATTCTCTTACGCGTGTAACAGGGGCAGTGCCTATAATAGGCGCGTTTAAAACTTAAAACTCCTAGGACAGCTAGGACACCTAGGACACGCCCTTGCTGGCTGGGCGTTTGCGCCGTCCCAGCAACGAGGCCTGTCCTAGGACTAGACGTTTGTCACCGTCGGAAAGTCTCCCACTGGAAAGACGTTCGCGAAACTCCCTCAAAAACAACCGTGACAACCGTGCAACCGTGACAAATGCCCCTCAGCAACGGTCACAGCGGCACGGATGGGTCACGTTTGTCACCGTCGGAAAGTCTCCCACTGGTTTGTCACCCGTAATATTGGTCCCGTTTTCGGGCGATCTCTTTAGCTTCTGGACTGTCCCCCTCCCAGGGTTTACGGGTAAGCTCCTCCACGTTTGGACGTAAGGTCTTTGTTTTTTGCACGCCGACTACCGTTTTCGGTTTCACCGCAGCAGTAATCTCGTCTTTTGCGGCCTCCGCCATTTCCTTAATGCCTTCCGCGAATTTAAGTTCACGTTGCGCCAAAAGTTCTTTTGACCGGTTGTATGCGGCGTGGGCGTCTGCCTTTAATTTGTGGTGCCGTTTCATTTTCCCCCACGCAAAAGCTGACGTTGTATGATCGTACAGGCCCGCGAAAAGGGAGCAGGCCTCGAATGTGCACCCGGATAAGCGCGCTGCGCACATTAAGACTTGCCGGGCGTGCACCAATCTTCTGTGTCTTGACCGGCACATGAAATCGTCGGAGCCGGTCACTTCTTCGGTAGCTTGGATCAAGCTTTTGTGGAGCGGTGTTCCGGTTGGAATGGAGCGCATTCGGATCAAACGGTCTGAGAATTTTTTACCGTTTAAATTTCGTTTCATTGCACGAAATCCATAATCATCGGAAATACAGGAAGCAGGGCCTTGGCCGCGGCCCGTGCGACCTCGCGGTGTTCTTTCTGCGTTTCTGGCCCGGACCGCAGCTCACAGTAATGTATCCATGAACGGATGGACCCGGTCATATACAATCTCGTTTGGGTCAAACCTTCGGGCAGCACGGCCCGCGCGACCTCCTTGGCCAGCCCGCGTTTGAGCGCTTCATCGTATACATCAAAAGTAGAAGAGATGAGGCTGTCTTGCACGTCGTTCCACCATTGGACGAGGCCGTCGTCGTCGGTCTCCAGACTATTTTGTCTATTTTTAAGGTCTTGGAGCCGTGCTTCCTGTCGGTCGGTGTTTGTCTCGGTGGCCGCGTACCTTTGGCTAAATTCTTGATATTTAAAACTTCCGTGCCGAATAATTTGTCTGCTCACTGCTCGAGTTGTTTCGATACAAAGGCAGGCGTGAGCCATTTCGAAGGGGCTCCAGTGCTTGTTGCGGATCAGGTACGAAATCAATCCGGGGTTGTTTAGGCCGCTGATTTGGCTCGTTGGGTTTGAGACCCTTGCGAAGTACGCAATGTCGTCTAGCAGGGTGTTACCTGCGCGATGATTTTGGCGTTGGCTGTAGCTCTCAAGTGTTACGTTCATTTTTTCCTCCGGTTTTTTGCAAGATTTTAACCAACATGATTTGAGCGAGGCTTTTTGCAGACATTGATTTGCCAGCGCTTCTTTTTTCAAGCTCCGACATTATGTGGTCCGGTAGCCGCAAGCTCAGGGTTTTGCCCCCGCTCTGCGTTCGATGCAGGAGGGTGCGGACTACCGCGGGGGTGGTTTGCAGCAGCGCGGCAATGTCTTCCGACGCAAAGCCTTCCTGAGCTAAATCCCCTGCTTTTTTTGTAATGCTCATCGTTCCTCCACATAAAAAATATGACGGCCTATTTTACCCAGGCGCGTCATGGTTTTAGCGCGCGACCATGTCGGTGAGACATAGTCCGCG